GAACCACAGCATCCGTTGGAATGTGATAAGCAGCAGGAAAGGCACGAATACCTTTTTTATTGAATTTGATTATGCTTATCAATTCCAACGATTCCAATGCCGCAAATAATAGTAACGGCAAAAGAACGGCTCAACCCTCCGAAATGGGTAAGTACTCCACTCCAGAACTGCAAGCCGCATTCAATACCGGCCGAGAGATAGGTAGAACCGAAGGTATGCTATCCTATCAAAGGCATCTCATGAACCAACTCTTCAATGAAAATCAGAAATTGAATGAAAAACTTAGAGAACAGAAAGGAGGCCAACAATGAAAGCCTCCACTCCTACCCAACAGCAAAATCTACAATTTTCAGAATTGGTACAAGTTCGAGAAGGGCAACCGGTGACAACTTCACTCATGGTTGCAGAGTATTTTGGTAAACATCATAAAGATGTTCTTCGGGCAATTAACTTACTAGATTGCAGTGATATTTTCAGAGAGCGCAATTTTGCGCCCTCTGAGTATTCTCGTAAAAATGGGAACGTTACAGCAAATTACCCATGTACTACATCACCCGCGACGGCTTCACCTTCCTCGTTATGGGTTTCACTGGTAAAGTAGCAGCCAAGTTCAAGGAGTACTATATCAATGCGTTCAATGCTATGGAGGAAACATTGCGAAAAAATGAAACAAACTCAGTTGTAGAATTGAAACGTCAGTTTACATATATCAGTGACCAGCTTATCTCATATATGAGCAAGCTTGAGAAAAAGATGCAGGATGAACAATCACAAAAGAATCCGGTCAACGAACTTTTCAATAATACTCATAATCCGAACCATTATCCGAAAGAGTATTTCCTGGCCATATTGGACTGTTTTTCTTCTTTCCTTAAAGAAGAATTCGACAAAGGGCAATGGAGAGGTGGAACTTCAGGAAGACTGGTATCAAGGATCGAAGCTACAAGAACATTATATTTGGAATAAAATATCCACACAAAAACTTCCACATTTGGGAATTATATTATATCTTTGCATCAAAGAGAAACAAACAACAGAAATATGAAAATCATTGATTCAGAAAAGCTAGAAAAGTTCATCCGCAAGCATGCTGATGCAGACAAGGCAATCCAGAAATGGATACAAATATGTGAGGCTGCTGATTGGAAAAGTCACTCTGACTTGAAAAATGATTTTCTTTCTGCCGATTATGTAGGTAACAGCCGATATGTATTTAACATCAAAGGTAATAATTATCGGATTGTAGCTGTTGTTACGTTTTTCGCAGGCCGCATGGTTATCCGCTTTATCGGAACTCATCCGGAATATGATAAAATTGATGTAAAAACTATTTAATAAGGAGGGCGTATGATTATCAAAAACGATGCTCAGTATAGAGAACATAAAGAAGCGATGGAGGTGATTATCACGAAAGGGACTAAGCTTGGCGATATGGAACTTTTATCACAGTCGGACAAAGACGAATTTATCCGTCTCACCGATGCGATCCATGAATGGGAGGCCGCTTATCATCCACTGCCCGGTAAAGTCTCCTCACTGATAACAGACGAGATAAAAAAGCAGATGGTAGATAAAAAGATCAAACAAAAAGAAGCCGCAAAAATGCTCGGTATATCAGAGTCCAGGGTAAGCGAATTATTGAACGGTAAACGTGCGCTTAACCTGAACATCGCAAAACGCTTACGTGATTGTTTCGGAATCCCAGCAGATTTCATCCTAGACAATATCTAATACAAAAGCCCGGCCAACTTCACAGTCTGCCGGGCTTTTTTGCCAAAATTCATCACTATGACAAAACATATCACTACTCTATCCTAATATATACTAAATTGATTTCATTTTCCGGACCCTTTTCTTCTGACCGGTATCAAAGTCTGTTACTTCAACCCATTCTCCGGAATCATCATCTTCACTCTCATCGTCTTTGTATAAAGTTTTATTTCGTTCATTGACTATGTATCCATGTTCGCGAAGCATTGCCAAGATAAGAACCATACTACTATCGAGTGTTTGATCATGTGTATAGCCAAATGCCTCATTGCAGGAAACTAGGAGCATGAAGCTACTTTGCGGCTCCGGTTCTTCCAGGTCTCGTTGTTCTTTTGAAGGGCTATTAACTCCTCTTCGTCTAGCGGGCTTACAGCTTCCAGCGCTGTGATAGTACGAGAAAAAGGGTTGCAACCGATCCGGAACAGGATCGCATTGAGAAGGATATAGATGTCCTCCCAAGTACAATTATCCTTTAAAACCTCCCGGAACCAAGCCGGCATATTTCCTTTTTTGTTGTGAATGCCGAGACAGACGATCTCAAAGATTATCTCATCGTACTTTGCCATCAAGTCGGCGATCTCATTGTTAAAGCCTGTATCCTTATTGGCCGTCAGTATTTCCCGATCTTGCTTATCAATATGCAGTAAAAGCGGTTTTATCCGGAACCAGGTACGAACCGTAAGCGGAGTAATAACTATGCTATCCCCTAGCTTTTTCCCTTCCGGTAGCAGATCTAACCGGGTGAACTCAAAGGGAATCTTAACCGGCTGATCCGTTACCACATTACTTTCAATCTGAAGTACTTGTTTTACACTCATGTTTTCCTTTAAAATATAAAAGCCCGAGGTTATCCCCGAGCTTTTCTTGATTTACGTTTGACTACTGCTTTAGCCATTCAGCTCTCTGATGGAGGAACCGGAGCCGTAACTGGTTTTACTTCACGGCAGTAAGGCGCAGATCGAACACCAGCAGCAGAAACAGGGGTCATAATGGTAGCTTTCACCAGCAGTAAATCAGTCTCTTCTTTTCCTGGAGCCTGACTCAAACGACCAGCAATAGAAGCCTTGACGAATACATACTCTGTATACTTACCATTATACGGAGAACTCTGTAATTTAATCGTCTTTATAATTGTAGGTGTTGAAACAGGTGCTTCCCATTTATCTCCAGTTACCGTTCCCCCACAATGAGCCTTAAGCTCTTCTGCAGTAGGAGAAGGAATGGTATATTCGATACTTGAAGGATCCCCCTTCTTTGACACGACCGCCCACGGGTCTTCTCTCCCCATAGCCGTAAAGCTAATTTCTTTAGGTTCTGAGAAGTTGAAAGTCACAGTATCAATTTCGGGATACTGAGTATACTCTGTTCCTGCTACACCATCACCTGGTTCTGCAACTCCTAGATAGTCAATATCTAATGCTAAACTTCTTTCCATATTATTAATCAATTTCCGTAATTACTTCAAATCTTATATTCGTACAATCGAAGCCTTCTTTTGCTTCGCCAAGAGATTCAGACCAGACGATCCGGGATTTCCAATACATGCCGAAAGGATGTTTGATGTTTCGTAGCGCAGACTTTATGTTTCGTACCGTTCCTTTCATTAGTTGTCGATCAGGCATGCCATTCGATTGATTCTTCACAAATACGTTGATATTGACCGTGCCTTTATTTACGACCTCTGTTTCATTCAGCGGAAGCATCCGAACTGTGATATGATTCTTTGTCTCACCATCAGCAGATCGATCCTTATACAGGATAAAGCCGGTACTGGCCGGTTCAACCGCATCAAAAACAATATCAACTATATCAAACTGATCCGCCATATCAATATCCTTTTTCCGCTAATTTATCAAACAGGGTTTTACTTTGTTTTCTGATCCAGTCTTCCGCATGATCGGCAGCCGAAGAGATCACGTCCTTATTTTCCATCGCTTCAACGATAACAGCATATTTCATACCTGCAACACCGATCAGGACAAAGCCTTTGTTATAAAGCGTGGCCAATTCGCCTGTTAGGCGCTTAGCTCTCTGTTTACCGGTTACTTTGTCTGTCCCTTTATCTGACAATTCGAAGTTTTCAGATAAAACTTTACCATTCGCTACAATCACATAGCCTACGGAAGAGCGAAGATTACCTGTATGATCATTATACTTACCCTTTTCGCGGGCAATCTTGACAAACTCCTCACCGGCTCGTTGCATCAATATATACATCTTCTCTTCTGCCCGATCAATATGATAATTGAACCAACGTTCGACTTCTTTATCAGACCATAGAGGTGTTAATCCGCCTTTCTTTGCCATAGCTACACGTAGATTACAGAATGAGACTGGAACGGTTCCCAACAGATGATGTCGACATCTAACCCGATACTATCGATCCGGATATGATTTGCATTCGGTACCGGGCGCTCCTTTGTCGAAAACTCACCATGCACAGGACGTTCTTCTCCGTCGATATTCTTCTTGACGCCACCACCGCTATCTCTCGAAGGGTAATACTGTCCTTTAAGCTCTATTTCCATAGGCTCGCCAGCCATCCATTCCCCTTTTACTAGGGAACCGGTAGGAATCGTTACAATCGCTATATGTGAATATCGCTTCATGATGTATACTTCGCTCTTCCGGTTAAACGAATCGGCCTTTTCTTCGGCTGCAATTCTTCGGCTTTCTCCGGCTCCCCATTCTGCCGGTACAACCTGGCTGCCGTCTTTAGAAAGTCAACGCTGCTCCAGGTAACAGACAGTTTGTTTTCGGTAAAGTCTGGATTATTGCCAATCATAGCATACATGTCTGCAGCGGCTAAATTAACAGATTTCATATCTTTAGAAGGTGTGTACTCCACCGCCCCATCCAAGGAGCGGTTAGGAAGTACAACCTTTTCAAGATATTCCTCGCATTCATCCAATGCAGGAAAAGCTAATATGGTATCCCGGACAGTTGCCATCTTAAATAAATTTGCTTGTGCTGTTTGTGTTCAAGATGTAGAACGTACCAGGGTTATCAATTACCGTAAAACAGTGGGCTTCACCTTTTGTCTTTTCACAGACCGGATCAACATCTGACCATTTTGTAACAAGCACATGACCTTTCTTGGCCTGAATTGCGTATTTCTTTACAGATTCTGCATCTTCCTCGGCAATTGGACCGTGCTGCATACGGCCGAACTTCTTGTCAATAGCAAATGTGATGTAACCGGGTTTCCAACCTTCCAATTCTGTGCGAACATGATCCTCGTCCTCAAATGACAGGTCGGAATCTTCAATCAGGATAATAGTCGGTAACCTTTTCTTTGTAAGCAGCTTGTTCAAGTCTTCCAGGAATAGATCGCCTTCATAGGTTCCGTGAGTGCTGGTCAACAAATAGCCGTAAGCCTCCTTCACTTTCTTTGTTTCAGCAATCGCGTCGAATGTGGCTTCGTCCATGAACATATATTTCACCTTACCTGTCTTTTTTGATGCAGCCTTAACCCTTTTGGCTTCAGCGAAAATATCAAAGTCTTCATTCGTCAACAATTTGCTTACGCACAATTTATTTTCTTTTGGAATACCCAGGTCTACATCCGTCTCGGTTACAATACCGTTGTTGTTCTCCGCATTCAACGAAATACGTCCAGTAGAGGCTGCCTGCAAAGCTAGATGTTCACATCGGCCATCGATGGCATCCACAACAAAATCAACATCACCAAACACAAGATGAAGGATCTTCTGCTTCTCTGCATCCCCTTGAACTCCCTTGCTCAGACGTTTGTAGGTCAGAAAATCTTTTTCACGCATAGTGCGTTTAACAGCCATCTTCGCAATTTCTCCACTAGCCTTTCCAATCACCTTACGACCTTTTTCCGGAGCAGCAGAATCATAAGAGATAACATCTGCTACAATCGTGTTCCCTGATTCAGCAGCCAAGGCTTCCCATGTAAGCTCATCGCTGTAATCCAACGGAAACAAGGTC